TCATAATCCGCGTGTCGGGGGTTCAAGTCCCTCTCCCGCTACCAACACTTCCGACGACAATTCCGGTTTAATCAGGCTTGCAAGATATCCTTTGATTTCAATCCTGTAATCCTCGCGCGGTGCGCGGGGGTAAACGATGACGCTCGCGACGACGTTTCGAAACGCTGCGACCATATCCGGGTCCGGCGTTTCGCTGTTGAGAGAAAGGATATCCGCGATGCGCTCCAGATCATCTTTGAATTTTTTCAGCGCAAGGGGAAACAGTTCCACAACGTTCGTGGGATTTTCCATGCCCGCCAGATCGGCAGAGAGCTTGTCGCGGGTGGCCCGCAGTCCGGGCAGAATGCCCTGTGCGTCCTCGTCCTCGATCAGTCCCATCGCGAGCTTTTCAACGACGCGGGTTATGGCCTTCTTTGTTTCGTCCAACTGGCGCTCGATGCTGGCTCGGTTTCTCCGTAGTTTGCTGGCTGCGCGTCGGCGCTCTTCTTCATATTCCTTCACATACGCGCCAATGACAGCGGTGTCCGCGAATTGCTGGCGTAGCGTGTCCAGCACTTTCATTTCAATACGTTCGACGTAATACCGTCCCGCATTGTCGCACGTTCCCGATTCACGGTGGATGCTGCAAGCAACGCGCGGCCCGCTTCTGTCGCCTCCGATGGCGGACATGCTGCCGCCGCAGGCGCGGCATCTGAGGAGGCCAGATAGGAGGCGCTTTCCGCGAGGGGCGCTCCTTCCTTTGTCTCCAGCGCGTTCCCGCTTTTGTTTTTGGACCGATAGGAAAAGCGCTTCGTCAACGATGCGCAGGTGCGGAGCATCCATGGTGATGACCTCGCTGGCTTCGTTGGTCCGCGACACCCGTCGCCCTGTGCTCGGGTCTTTTACCATGTGGACGCGGTTCCAAACGATCTGGCCATTATACATCGGGTTGCGCAATATGCCGTAGCTGCGCGCACCGCTCCCGTTTAAAGTTGATGCATTCCAGTGGCTTCCACGGGGCGGGGCGATTTCGTCCGCATTCAAGCCGCCCGCAATATTCCTGGGGGCCACGCCTGCCGCATACAAGCGGAAAATTCGGCGCACAACATTCGCTTCTTCGGGGATGATTTGAAGCTCTCCTGGTTTGCCCGGCACGGGTTCGTAACCATATGCCTTGCCGCCCGCACTGCGCCCGGAGCGCACGACACCCACCATGCCGCGCTTCGTCTTTTTCGCACCTTCCTCGCGCTGCATCTGGCCAATGACGCCGTACATTCCAACTTGGACGGTGTCGATTGCGCCGCCATTGACACAATTGATCTCGATGCTTCGAAATTTCAGCAATTTGTGAATGTGGGCAAGATCGGCGATGTCGCGCGATATGCGGTCCGTGTGTTCGGAAATGAGGATATCGAATTCGTTGCGTTCAGCGGCCTGCATCATTTCTGTGAGGCCAGTGCGGCCAAACATCGAAGCGCCAGATTTCGCACGGTCATGAAAAGAGCGCACGATACGCACGCCAAGCCGCTCGGCATGAGCTTCGCACAGGCGAAGCTGATCTTCCACCGACTTGTCGTTTTGCAGATCGGTGGAGTACCGGGCGTATACTACAGCACGTTTCATTGCATTCTCTTTGTGGGTTGCGAGGGTGCTTCGCTAGACATTGCTTCCGGCTCGGCGGCAACGTCAAGCTTCGCGCGACGGCGTGCCAGCGCTTTTGCGAGTTCAATCAGGGGGTTTTCTGGTTCTGTAGTTGGCGTGGTCATACCTTGCTGGCCTCCTGTTCGGCTGGATGGAGGCGGGCGGCGACCGCCCGCGCCCCGGGTGAAATCAGGCCGACATTTCCGGCTTGCCAGCGAACTTCGGCAGGCCAAGTTCTGCGGCGGTTTCGTGCAGGGCGAAATTCACCGCCCTGGTGATGTGAATGTCGGGCCGGTAAAGCATGCACGTCCACGAAAGCGTGCCTTCACGCAGGCGGTAGCGCAGGCGCACGGGCAAGCGGATGCTTTCACCCTGGAAGAACGGAGCGATGTTGAGGACGAAGACGCCCGGTACGGTGATCGGGTCGCCGTTAGCGTTCTTGTGGTCTTCCTCGAAAACGATCTGGCTTTCGCCCGTTTGCAGTTTCAGGGCAGTCTTGACCCGTGTTTCCGCGTTGATCTGCAAGCCCTGCGAAAGCACTACCAGTTCATTCGGATAGGCAATCTTTGCCCGGAACAGCACTTCGAGGTCTTTCACCTCGTCAGAGTCCGGCGAGGCCAGTTCGGCGATATGGTCTTCGATGAACTCCGCAAACTCGTTTTGTGTCAACGCTTTGCCATGGATTCCCTGCCAAGCTTTCCACTCCTCGGAAAGCGGGAACGCATAGTGTACGCGGTGCTTGCCATTGTCCGGGTTGTTGCCGTGGTAGTCGATAACGGCGGTGAAGCTTGGGGTACGCCAGTCCGTCACGGCAAAGATCACGCTGTTGTCCGTCTTGTGGCGCTCGACCAGCTTGACGAAGGAATCCAGCGTCTCAACATTGGCGGTCCCCTGCTTGCGCTCCGGGCGAGTACGCCATGGCGCAAAGACTGCCGACACGTCAGACAGCTTGCCACTGGTCGGGTCCAGCAGCGCGGGAACGGTCGTGGGAATGCCCTTGGAGTCGGCAGGTGCCGGAACCTGCACAATCGCGGCGTTGGTCTGCGCCGCGAGCTTTGCGATCTCGGCGACGGCGGTTTGGGTGAGTTGGTCCATTTCGGTTCCTCTGTTGGTGCGCCGGTCACTGGCCGGACGCTGTTGCTAAGGTTGGGAAATCAGCCTGCGGAGACTTCGCGCGGCGAAAACATGTCGTGCTGGCGGGGATGCTCGGTCGAAAGCGCGCCGTCTTCGACAACCCAAAAGACCGAGTTTTTGCGCGGCAGCTTCGGGGTTTTGGATTCCATGTCGGCGGCAATCGTCACCATACCGTCCTTCACTGAGAGTGAGAGTTTCAGGGTCACGAAACCCTTGAAACTCTGCATGGGGTTGGCTTCGGACATGTCCGAAAGCTTTTCCAACGTCTGGCCGATCTCGGCGGAAAAGGCGGGGTTTAGCTGCCCGTTTTCCAGCATGCCGATGATGGTGGAGGCATCGCGTATTTTCTTCATGCGGATGGTTCCTTGTGGTTTGGAGGATGGTCACGCGCGCCCGGCGGGGACGTGGTGACGCTTGATCTCGGTGAGGCTGGTGGCGCAAAGCGCCGCGCCGCCGATGATGGCGAGGATGAGGACGGCGCAACCGAAGGCCAGAAAGAACCGGCCATAGGGCGGCATTGCCTGTTGCGGGCGCTCGGTCGGGATCATGGGGTAAATCTGGATCAAGGCTGTCTCCATCCGTTCGGGAAACCGCCTCGTGTGAGGCGGAAACCGGAGCGGATGTTTCAGGGCAGGCGTCTGCCATCCAGCGCCGCGCGGAAACGACAGCTTTTCGCATGCAGGATTTTGAGCCGCGCGTGGTTCCGAAACTCGCGGGCATATCTTGGCGAGACTGAGCCGCGCGCGAGTTCGCTCACGTAGTTTCGCGCCGCGCGCAGAGATTGGGCCGCTTCTTCGGTCCAACCCATATGCTGGTTCAAGATTGGTTGTCGCACCATGCGGATGAACGACGACATGTCGTTGAAACGTTGTGCTGCTTTGTTGGCCATGGTTGGCACTCCGATGATGCTGTTGGATGATGGCCCGAAGGCCATCGCCGAACGGCATCAGGCGGCCTCGCGTGCGTCCTGAACGCGCATGTCGTGGAAGCGGGCAATAGCTGCATCGCCGCAGCGGTCGATTTCATTGGCGGTGAACCATTCGCGAAGGTCGGCTTTCGTGCAGCCTTCGCCCACGCGCTGGATGGCGTTCGCCATGGTCTGCGTCAGTTCGGTGTCATTCGCGGTGTTGATATGCATGCAGGGTCTCCATCCTGTTGAGGGAGCCGGGCGGCATGTTCACATTTCGAGGGGTGTGCCGCCCGGCCGTCTACCCAAGCCGCAAAGAGGTTTAGCGGTTCGGTTGGCGGCATACAAGCACAGCTTTAAAGTGTTTGCAAGTCATACTTTAAAACTAAAGCGCCGAAAAACAATTCGACAACGCGGGAAAAAGAATCAATTATTAGAACGCAACAAGAACAGAACGGAGAGAAATGGATGCAATCGGGTGCCGCTGCCACACTGAACCAAGTGCTTTCGCTTTCTATTGAGTGCGGAGATTGTGGCCGTATGCGCTGGCGGAAGCCGCAGGAGCTTTACCGCGTGCGCGGAGTCGACCCCTCTACTAAACTTGCAGAGCTGGGCAGTCGATTGGTGTGCTCGGCCTGCCAATTGGAAGGGCTTGACGGTCGGAATATATCGATCCAAGCCGCATTTTCATTTGAAAACGACCGTATCAGGGCGGAAGCTTGGCGTATCAATAGCCAAGCAGTTCGCGTAGCGGGATGATCCGCCACATGTTCTTGATTGCGTACGCGTCGAACTGTAGTTCCTTGGGCGGATTGTATTGTTCGCAGACTATCGCGCCCTTCGTCCGCCCTTTAAGCTTCTTTACGTACGCTTTGCCGACCGTTGCGCCATCTTCTGGGAACATTTCAATCACCACATGGTCGCCAGCTACGGCCTCGCGTCCGCCGACATAGATGAGTTCGCCGGGATCGTATCGCGGAATCATGCTTTCGCTGAGCACGTGAAGCGCGAAAACTTTCCTAAGATGCGCAATTCCTGGGGGCCTTCGAACGTAACCGGATACTTCGCCATTCAAGGTAAAGTCGCCATCGTCTCCGCCAACAGCTACCCCTAAGACCTCAACATCCATAGGGCCTGTTGGCGCGGGTCCAAAATCGGTGACTTGCTCGGCGTCGGCTAGCGCTTCCTCATCATCCAGATATCGCAGCCTGCCGTTGCTTAGAGCGACAGGATCGATTCGCAGCTTCTGCGAAATAGCTTGAAGGTGCTCCATTGCGATAGCGTTCGCACCGCGCTCCCAATTGCCAACAGCGCCAGTACTGACGCCGCCTGCCTCGGCGAGATCGCGCATCACCAGCCCCCTCCGAATGCGTGCGGTTCGAATGGCTTGGCCAATTTTTCTTCGAAGTTCGTTTTGATCCATGGGCGGGATGAAAGGGGAACTTTCATCGCTCGTCCATTTAAGTATAGCTTGCATAGATTTTAAAGCTGTGCTTTTAATCGCGCTCATGGACACGAACCTCAATCAGAATGGGTTAATCGCAGTAAAAGGTGCCGCAGGCGGCGCTAGCGCGATTGCGCGCGCTATTGGGGTAACTCCACAAGCGGTAGCGCAATGGAAGGCAATTCCGCCGGAACACGTCCTGAAGCTAGAAAAAGCCTTCGGTGTCTCCCGTCATGTACAGCGGGCTGACGTCTTCGGACCCGCTGAATTCGAGGCTGCAGAATGAACGGCCTCGTTTCCCCTTCGCGCGGCCAATCCTCCCGGCCTGCTGCGGCCCGCGCCGGTGCGCTTCCCTTCTTCTCGCCCGGCGCGGGTAACTCTCGTTTTGCATGCGGGCCTCCGTAGCTTCCTGACGCGCTGAAACTCTCATCTCCAATCAATTCCCACCACGGGAAAAACGCCGGGATTTTCCCGGCGCGGGAAAGGTATTGTCTCATGATTTCAAACGCATGGTTTCACCGGATCAAGGCCGCGCAACGTGACCTTATCCGCCTCGTGGGCGGTATCGAGCGTGCTGCGGAAATTTCCTCGATTTCGAAAAGCCACATCGGGCGCATGAACAATGCGACCGACCCGGAATTGATGCCGCTGCATGCTGTCTATGCGCTGGAAAGCGAATGCGGCGTACCGGTCGTCACCTCTGCGATGGCGGAACTTAACGGGCGACGGCTGGCCGACCCGGAGAATGAACGCGCCGCCGAAAAGTGCGTCGTCGTCACCTATTCCGAAATGGTCCGTAAGGCTGGAGACCTGATTTCTGGCGGCGCGGTTGCGATTGCCGACATGGTGGTGACGCCAGCCGAAGCGACAAAAATGGACCGTGACGCAGCGGAACTGGAAGCTGGTCTGGCGGCATTTCGCAAGGCGCTCGCCAGTGTGAAAGCCAAGGGTGGTCACAAGGTCGGGCTTAGCGTCGTTGGGGGTGCGGAATGAAGCGCCAGACCGATCCGGCTATTAACGAACTGATGAAGCGCCCCTTGTCCGAACGTGCAAGGGGCTTTCTGCGGCATGTGAAATGCGAGGGCGGCAACGTGAATTTGTCAGCTCTCGGCGTCGCTTTCCATATCGTCGCCGAAGAGTGCCGCCGTTGCGGCTATCTCCATATTACTGCCGATGGTGAGACTGCCAAGCTGACGGGCTTGGGGCAGGCGTATCTTGACCGTTTGATGAGGGCGCACTGATGGCCCCTTACAAGCAAGTCAAACTCCCCAAGCCCGGCCCAAGCGCTCTCGTCATCATCACAGACGCCGTTCTTGATGGTGTGGTGACGGTCGAATCGCAACAGCAGGGCGTGGCGGCAAACAAGTCAGTCAGCAACGGGTATCTGACGCGGGACAAGAAGGACGGAAAAACCTACTACCCGACCGACCGCGCCCGCGAAATGCTTGCCATGCTGGAAGGCATTGCGGAGCCGGGCGACATGCCGGAACGCGAAACAGAAAGTGCCGTGGTGCCGGTTGCCGATGCGTCGGGACTGGTTGCCACGGTGGAGCGGGCGAGGGCGCTTCTGGACGATGGCGATATCATCAACGCCCGCATCGTCGCGTCGGTCGCCTATAATCAGGCGAAGACCGCCGCACAGTTTGCGGAACAGATCGGCGCAACCGAAAAGCTGATCGCCAAGGCTCGGCGCATGCAGGCCGACGCGCTGTTGATTGAAGCCCGCGCAAAAATCCTCATCGCCGATAAGTGGGACGAGGCGCAAGCGGCGGGAGAGGCATCAGTTGGCGGCAGGCCAAAAACCGTTTCCGATGGAAACGGTTTTACGTCAGACGATACCGGTCTTACCCGAAAGGAAATCCACGAAGCCCGTAAGCTTTCAGCGGCGGAACATCGCGACCCCGGCATTGTCGAGCGGGCAATTCAGGCGCGTCTTGCCGCCGGTCTGGAGCCGACGAAAGCCAATCTTCGCGCCGCAGTCGGGACGGCCAGCGCCACGAAGGAAGAACGCGGAGCGAACCTCTACGAAACGCCGCTGGAAGCGATGTTTACGCTGCTGGCGCTGGAAGAATTCACCGCGTGCGTGCTTGAACCGGCCTGCGGACGCGGTGCCATCTCGCGCATGCTGGAAGCGTTCCACTATAGCGTGGTTCTGGCCGATATTAACGACTACGGCACGGCGGACAGCAACGGCGAATTGCAGGCTGTGCAGGACTTCTTGGCCTCGCAGCCGCCGGAAGCCGGCTCATACGATATCGTCACCAATCCGCCTTACGGCGATATACTCAATGCCTTCGTTGCCTACGCCCTGCGCGTCTACAAGCCGCGCAAAATGGCGCTTTTGCTCAATCTGAATTTCCTTTGCGGCTTCGCGGACGATGACCGCAATTTCGTCATGGATGATTGCCCGCCTGCGCGTGTCTACGTCTTCAAGCGCCGCCTTCCGATGATGCACCGCGACGGATGGGACGGAAACAAGGCCAGCAGCCGCATGAACACGGCGTGGTTCGTTTGGGAACGTGACGAGGCCGGAAACTACGGCAGCGCCACCGTAGTCCGTCGGGTAGACTGGAAGGATTTCCAGCCGCAGGAAGCCGCCGCGACGGCGGAAAGCGAGGCGGCATGAGCGTTTCCTTTTCCAGTGCGCAACTCAAGATCGCGAAACCTCTCAAAGTTCTGATCGGCTGCGAAACCTCTGGCGTAGTTCGCCGCGCGTTTTCGGCGCTCGGCCATGACGTCTGGTCATGCGATCTCCTGCCCGCCGATGACGGTAGCAACCGCCATATCATTTGCGATGTTCGCGACCTCTTGAATGAGGGATGGGACTTGTTGGCGGTGATGCATCCGCCCTGTACCCGGCTCTGCAATTCTGGTGTGCGGTGGCTGAAAGAGCCTCCAACAAATGCGCCAAGCGAGGCGGCGGACGTTGAGCGCACCGCGTGGGCGCTGCTCTCCCGTGATGAAAAACTGGCGATCATGTGGCGGCTCCTGGATGAAGGGGCTGCATTGTTCTCCGATTGCTGGAATGCACCGATCCAGCGCATCGCCGTCGAAAATCCCGTG